TGTCGCCGAGGATTTACTTACCAAGGATTTACCCTCCCCTACCACTTACAACAACTTCACAACTCAATACAGGGGACCCATAACTCAATACCGGCATCCTTCCTACGTTCATCGTAAGGCTTACCAATCCCCTGCATACAAGCGTCGTGGCATCCCTGCGAGCATAGGGCTGGATAGATTGGAAGACCAAGACAAGCGCAGTCAGTACCACCACAACAGTATTCCGGTTTGTAATCGGGCATTGGCTGCGCACATATGATACAGGTCCACATCTAATTAGCTGCTAGTTAGCTGCATGAGCAACGAGGCCCAGAACAGCAGGCCGATAGTGCATGAGACAACAACAGCCCGCACGAATAGGAATGGATTGGTTAGCATGGGTTACCTCCTTACAGTCTAATCATGGCGTGAAAAACGTATTGTGGATTTTATAGCTGGGTGTGCAACAATCGGCAGCGCTGTACATTCCTTTAAGGCTAACTCAAGGGCGTATGGCCCCGCGTGCTTGTGGCACAAGTTATGACCATCAATCCATACCCGCGCGATGTGGCAGCAACGCTCATTCGTTGGCCGATTGTATGAATCGTTGACCAACGCCTCACACCTAATATAATCCTTGTTTGACTTCGAGATATGAATCCACTGCCGATTTCTTTTCTGCGAATCCATATTTGCCTCCTACTCTTGTTCCGGCGGGGTGGATAGCCACGATGCAAGCATCGTAACGACAGGGCGCTTAGGCTCCTCACGAAGCTTAAGCGGATGATAAGCCAGCGGCTCATTCGACAGGTATATCCTTCCGCTGCTATCGGCTGTCAGCCCTAATCCCAGTTGGCGGGCGAGTGTTTCCCACACCGAGAACGGGCACCGCGGGTGCATATAAATCCTCATTTCATACCGCCTTATGAGCCCTCTTCATCTCGACGCTTGGGAGGCAATCCACACCGGTAGCGTCTATTCCACTTATCCATCTCGGCGCTATCTGCGGTACTTCTTGCCTCATCATGCTCTATGTAACGCCATGCAAGCACGCCACGCATACGTTCAGCCTCACTGATTGGCAAGAACTCGTTAAATTGGAAAACGCAGCGCACCCTCTTCATGTCCTTAGTGAGCACCATCACCAAGTCGCCCTCGTTATCGGGCATCGTTTGTTCTATCCACCCAAGAGCAAACAGGCGGAAAAAAGCCGCCTTCATAAACGCAATAGCTGCGTCCTCAGTGGGTATAAGGCGGTCAATCTGTACAGTAACCTGTACGTCATTCTCAGTTGTCATAAAACCTCCTTTCGCATTTCATATTGGATAGCATGAAGGAACCGCCTGAATTGCACGATATCCCTAATCGCAGCGATTGTCTCTGCGCTTGGCGCATCGACGTAACGCTCGCGCAGTAGTTCCAACTCGCGATGCAAATGCGAGCGCATGCGGTCGACCGATACATCGCATTGGATGATTAGGGATTTGAGAACCACAAAGCGCCGGTCATACACATCATGCCGGGGCTGCCTTACTAATGCTGCTGTCTGTGCTGTCATAGCTTCGCCCTCTAATTAAACGCTCACTAAAACGGTGGGTCAATCAGCGCCCTCTGCTTAACAGGGGAATTGAGCAACCGGCCTACATAAGGATCCTCACCATCGTCGCCATTGTTCTTGTACTTGCGCCTCTCTGCAAGATTAGCACTCAAGGTGTCAACTCGCAGGTGCTCAGGATTCACGCACTGGTGATTGAAACAGTTGTGGCACACCTGAAGCCCATTAGGTATTGGACCGTAGAATAATTCATACACTACACGATGCACCGCAAGGCCCAGGTGCTTGCCATCTTTGCGGATGTTGATGCGGCCATAACGTCCGTGTCCGTCATCGCGTCCAAGCCAGTACCAACACCCACGAGTGACATAAGTCCTAGCAAGGATTCTATCGAGTAGCGATATATACTTGCGGCTCATTTGTGCCAGTGATGCGCCTTGTCAATCGGAATGCCGCGCACGTCGCAGCCAGGGATGTTGCGGCCAGTGCCAAATTGGTCCCTATTCGTTTTGCGCCCATGACAGATGGCGCAAAGGCCTTGCAAGTTGGATAGCTTCCAATTCCACTTATTGCCATCGATGTGATCGCACTGCCTCGAAGGCCTGCGCGAGCACATCCTGCAGATAGGGTCCCTAGCCAGCACAAGCTTAGAGAGCCTGCGCCACGCCCGCAGTGAGTATGGGTCGCGTCTGCCTTTAGAGTAGTGCGTTGAATACACTATGTCGATCCAAATAAGCAAGGATGTGTTGGTCAAGAGTAATCGGTTTGCCACCCTTGCGCCACACAAAGATAGGCTCGCAAAAGAGTGTGCGCCGTTTATCCTGGCTCTTAACTATCGAAGTGCCGGGCCGTGTTCCCAACCGCATACCGAGCACGCCCATAAAGTGAGCCTCGGGAAAAGTACCATTGACGTGATTAACAACCTCACGACAAAGCGAAGGAGAACCAGGAGCTAGGATTTTTCCTAAGTCACTAAGGTTAACCAGCATATAGCCCTCGTGGTATAACGCATTCCAAGCGGTGCGCAGGGTAACAAATAAGAAATCATACAACCATGAATGCAACGTTTGGTAACGCCGCCAGGATTGGTCTGGGTGGTCGCTATAACGCTCTGTATCGAAGTAAGGCGGCGACGTAAACAGCAGATTAAACCACTGATGGGTCTTCCACTTCTCAGCACGCACGCATTGAACCCACAATGGTTTCGTTACTCCAAATCCTCTATAGGCTTTTATCTGTGCAGCGTAGCCTTCAGCCAAATTAGGATTTGGGTCTAACCCACGATATGACTTGACAGAGGGCGAACAGGCGGCCGCGGCTAACCGGTCACCCCAGCCGGCTGACGTGTCAAGCACATCACCGCCACCGAACAATTCATAAACCGCCTTAGCGGTTGCAGGGCGAAACTGCGAAGCGATATAACCTCCACGCAAGTTAATCGCCGTCTCGATAGTCTTTGCGGTTATCGCTTTCGACGCCATCAAGCTTGATGTAACTAGCATCCGGGCGGACATCTTGAATAAGCGCCTATCATTCCAATGCTCCACAAGGCTCTTGAATCTGTGCGTCGAGACTTGCGCCCGTTGTGCGTTGTGAAAGGGTGCAGAGCAACCCATACCCACTGAACTGGGCTTGATGCACCACGTAGGCACCAAGTCCTTGCCCTTATCGTTCGTGCGCCACACAGCGCGGCCGTCAGCCCGCTGCAACAAGCTATCGATGTTGAGGGCCCGCAATGCCTGCCTATCAGCACGTAATCTAGGACCCAGTTGTTGCGCCGCCTGGCTAGGGGTGATTGTGGTCATTGGCGGCCTGATGTTGTGTTCAGTCACGACGCGCCACAGCGCCCGAGTTAATTGCGGCACGCGATAGGCCGTCGTCAGGCGGCGCCATTCATCCGCAGAGATATACAAATCAGGCAAGCCCGTTGCCTTGTGCTTAAAGACGTATACAGCCAGATTTGGGTAGTCTATTTTCATGACGCAACATTCCAGAATAAAGCCCCATTAATAGCATCCTGTTCGACAAATTGCCACACTTTAGCGTCATACCAAGGACAAGAAGGAAAGGGCGGTGGGCGCTTGGCACGTTCGTTAAACGCTTCAGGTGCGCGGTAGAGTTTGTGCAAGCGGCCCCTTTGCAGGGAAGAGGGTTCGTGGCCTACGCAGACACCGCGGAACTCAGCCCATGGCCATGCTTGCTGGAGACCACACGAGAGGGTCCCGGAAGAAATCGCAGTCCATACTTGCTTGGGTCGCAACTCCAATGAGCGGGCAACCTGCGCTATCTTGTCGAGGACTTCAGGGCAGCGGGCCCCAAAGGGCACCAAGGCTGCATGCTTGCTACGCGCCACGATTGCGCGTGCTTTCGCTGTGCAGTTGCTCAGCATGCCATTAGCGATGGGCATAATTTCCGCGCCGTGCTCGCGGGCAAGCCTCGTATACTCAGAATACTCCTTGCGCTTCGGCACGAGGATAACCGCTGTTAGACCCTCTTGTTTACAGGCTGCGGCAATCACGCATTGTGCGTGCCCATACGTTGCTGAGGCATATACCAGCGCAGTGACGCCCAACTTTTTCTGCTTGCGGACCCACACGGGCAAGTAACGTAGTTTCGTTCCTTCTCTTATCAGGTCATCCCGAACAACCCTAATAACGCGACCATCCGGAAGTTTGTATTTCATAATGAAGGGTGGAGGCAGTACCATTTTTTCAGCTCCTAAAAAAGCCGGGGTGGCAGTGGACGGACTGACACCCCGGCAATGGGCTCCAAGGTGGAGCGACGTCCCTTACTTTTCGAGTGCCGCGCCGGCGATAACCACCGCAACGTCACAAACCAGCTTCGCGTATCCAGAGGCCGCTACATCGTGGCCGGCCTCGGTGACGCGTTCAATCAAGTCCTCTTTGCTGATTGAAGGCTTCTTGCGGATGATGCCGGCGACGACAGACAGGATTCCATCAGCCTTGCGCGAGCGCTCCTTGCGCTCATGTTTGGCCTCCTTCACTGCCTTGCCGCCCTTCTTCTTGGGCTTCTCGTCGTCGCCGCCATTCTTTGCAAATGCAGGGGCGCCGTCCGGCAGTTCCAACATGTCAAGGTTATCATCATTGATGAATGCCGCAGCCGCATCATACCAAACCGAGACGTCATCGCCCAACTCATCAAACTCCTCGGTGGGCAAGCGATTGAGTCCTTCACACGCCATAGTAATCCATTCCGTAGGGGTCAACTTACCCACCCGCATCTTGAGCGCCTTGCTGATGCGCTCAAACACCGATGTCTCTGCGGACGCCGGGGCTTTGCTCGTAATCGGGGTCTTGCCTTTCACCACTTTCTTTGCCTTAGCCATTGCAGTCTCCTAGTATCAGTTGAAGTTTAAAGAACGCGTCACGACGTAATGCGGACGATTTGCTGGAGTCCTTAGAGCAACGCAACCGCTTTCCAGTATTCGGCGACGTGTAGATTTCCAGCAAGTCACGTACATTAGGAGCCAGTTCGCACAACTGCACGAGTCTGAACCCGGCAACGTCGGCGCCCTCATCGGGCGGTTGTTCCAGCATTTCGCATTCGTGCGCCATCACCAAGTTATACTTCTTGACGGATGTCACTAGCGTTAAGAACCTATTACGTAGACAATGGGAGTAATACCCCATGAACCATCGCGCTGAAGTCGCACGGCTTCGCTCTTTGCAGCGAGCGAACACCAGATAGGCCTCTTGTAGTAGGTCGTCGATGTCGTAGAGAGGCACAAGCGATGGAGCAAAACTGCGGCAGAGATTCACCGCGTGCCCAAATAGGACACCTTCAAATTTGGGTTCGTGTTTCATGGCCGCCTCCGCAACTTGAGTTTGGGCTTGGGCGCCTCAGTTGCCCGTCTCAGTCTGAGCTTGAGCTTGGGCTTGTCTCCTTGCTCTTGCTTAGGAGGAGTAAGTTTGTCAAACCACTGTTTCGGGTTTGCCATGCGGGCACCATCAGGGTAATAGCACCCATAGGTTTTTTCCTCGCCGATATCATAAACCTCTATGACCTGATTTGGCCCGTAAAACGGATAGGGAATCGTGCCCAGGCACTTCCCATGCCGCCCAAAATTTACAAATGCCTGCGTTGACATAAGTTATCTCCATATTATTGAGTTAAGTTAAAACTGCGCGAACCATTATACCGTAGTTTTTAGGAAATAACAAACACGCAAAAAATCAGTCACTTGAGGCGGAGTTAGTTGTCCTGGGTCCTTCACACCGAATTTCCGCAAAACACCCGTTGCGGCTATCACGCCCTGTCTGTGTTCTGCGAGTTGCGAGGCCAAATTGCACGCGCCAGTAAGGCCCACGTCGTCATCATCAAACAAAACCACTACCCGCTTGTTCTTTGTAATCGCCACGAGCGCCGCAAACTGTTCCTGCGTCCATGCCAGCCCCATCACCGCAACAATACCGATAAAACGTGATGAGTAAAAATCCAATTTCATTGCGTCTAATGGACCCTCAGTGATAAGTACCACCTCAGCATCGGTGCAGCTATCGCAGTTAAACAAATAGGACTTGGATAAATTTGCTGAGGTCAAATACCGGACCTCGTGGCCAATAATCGAACGTGCAGTAAAACCAACACGGCATCCGCCAACAACAAAGGGAACAATCAAACGATGCGCAAAGCGCCCCGATAGGCAGTACTCAAGTTGGTAGTGTTGCGCAACTTGGAATGGCTTATCAAAACCACGGAACATCAAATAATTAAGGAAACGCGCCTTGTATTTGTTTACGGGGTACTCCCCAAGGGGCTTAGCATCTTGTGCGTACAATTCAGGCGTGGCGTCCTGCGTTATAGGCGCTTCTTCTTCATCTTTTAGTTGCTGCACGAGGACTTCAAAGGCGTCGATAGGGGCCCCTTCTTGTTGTTGCGCCTCACACAGTAAGCGCGCCTGGGACAATGAAATGTTGAGTAAGCGCTTGACCAAGTACCAAGGCAATCGGCCGCTATGGTTAGCATTCCTAAAGCACCCCCAAACAGGATTACGCGCGTCCAGGGATAGGCCCATGTGCTCGCTAGGGTCATCACCACACATCGGGCATGATACCGAGATATTACCCTTTGCTGTATTCGGCCCATGGTCCACAAACGGAATTTTGTGGTCGATACAAAACCGCTGCCAATCAAACCGAACCATCAGCAACCTCCCCCAGCGCTTCACTACCATCAAGGATTGATTTGAGGAGGTCGCGCCCCTCGGTAACGTACTGCAAAATCTTTTCCTCGACAGTACCCCGCATTAATAGGTCATAGATAAAGACCGGATGCTTTTGCCCAGGGCGTACTAAACGCTTAATCAGCTGTTGACGGCGAATGGATTCAATCGGGCACTCATAGACGATTGCACGCGAGCACGCATGTTGCGGATTAATGCCTTCAGTACCCAAACGATTGTTCAACAACAGTACGCGGCAAAATCGGTTACTGAGGAAGTATTCAAACGTGCCAGGGACATCCTTAGCACCGCCCCAAATGCGGCCGTAGCTAATTTTCATTTCATCAAGTAACTGACTTAGGAAAAGTCCACTGGCGTTGTACTCGTAAAAAACCAACCATTTAGAGTTAATGGGACTATCCAATAGCAGCTGCCGCACAGCCTCGATTTTGGGGTTCTCACCAAAGCGTACCTCAATCCTAGAATCGTCATCGGCAGCCAAGCTAAGGAACCCACTCGCACATTGCCGCATACGCAGGAAAACAGCATCAAGGCTCTTGTAATCACCGCGCACTTCCCGCAAGCGCTGCACAATGCGGTTATAGTATGTAAGGCCTTCCTGTGACAGGTCCAAATGGATTGGAATGACTTGCAGCGGTGGCAACTCCAAATCTAATTCCGCCTCGTTGTAACGCAGACTGCGATTGCGCATCAAGCGGCGCAGCTGGGGTTCCATCTTATCGTTATAGACGTATTCAATGCCTTTCCAGTAATGGTCCCGTGCCGTGAAAAACGCCGCACGAAACAACCCAAGATAAGGACCGAATGTCAGCCCACGGTCGACTAACTTAAACAATGCCCACAATGGCGTTGGGTCCCGCCCAAATGGTGTACCCGTCAGAGCGTAACGGCGGTCAATAGTAGAGCTGAGGATAGAGCATAGAGAGTAGCCTAATGAACGATAGTTGCCGACACGGTGACCCTCATCATAGACAACCATGGAGAACTTCGACGCGAAGCTTTTCGCGGCATCCCATTCAACCACACGCTTATGCCTATCTGAATCCAACCGCGACATCAACACCTCAAGGCCTTTGTAGAGCATCACATACACAGAACACTTACGCGCTAACAAGGACAAGCGGCGCTCCCTAGCACCATCCAGCACAGCGTAATCGAGGTCAGGGGCGTCTACGCGTATCTGTTCGACCCACGAGACGATGTGCAGCTGTTCAGGCACGAGAATCAATACACTTTTAGGCAAGGCCTTTTGGGCCTTCTCGACGCGAATCAAATCCAGTATTGACTTGCTCTTGCCTCCGCCCATGTCGACAAAGAATAGATAGCCAGGGTACACCAAGCCGGCTGTGATGCACGCTATTTGAGACGGTCTAGGCTCGCGCAGGTATTTGTACCCGAGCTCGCGCAGGCCTTCGAGCAACCCTTTTGAGGGCGCGTGTTTCAATTCATCAGAATCCTCAAGCACACGATTGAGGTATTTAGCCACCGCAGTTTTTGAAATCAGTCCTTGCCGCCACCTAGTCATCTGAATCCCCATCATCAATAGGAACATCAGGCTTTAGCTGTGCAACCATATTGAAATACTGGTCAGACATGCGCACGGATTCCAAACAAAATTGGCCCATCTTGTAACTCTGATTGATAAGCACAACAAAACGGTCATTGTCACCCACGCGAGTATTGCTCACAAACAACCGGGCCAGGCCAAGTTCTTTTTCGGGCAGTGTTTGGGTGTAGGTAATCGCCGTGTCAACTGTACCTATCTTGGAATAGTCCTCGGCGGTGTGGATGTCCGTGACGAGCAATGCTTTGGCCGCCTGCCTATTGGCCTGCGATGCGCTCACCAACGCGAAGCGCCGCACGTCAGCCAAGCCACGCAGGTCCTTGTACAGCACACCCAAATCAATCCGGTAATTCTTGGAATCGATAGTCATCAAGTCCGCGTAATCGATTAGCACAACATTAGGAATGAAGCCGGCGGATTGTTCAAGCGATTCAAGATACGCCTCGAGGGCGGCAACAGTGAGCCTACCCGCAGGAAAAGACTTGATGATTAGATTTGAATGGCCGTGGAACCCCTTAAGCTTGCGGAAAAGTTGCTTGTGCTTTGTCGGGTCATCCAGGCTATCAACCTTGATAGATTCACGTGTAAGGCCAACCAAACGGCCTAAATCATCCAAAGTAAAGTTGGTCAATTCTGTTTTTGCTGTGTGGCGGCTCAGAGAAAATAGGGCTTGCATCAACCGGGTGGCAATCTGTACGTCGGAGATTTCTAAAGTGACATAAAGAACACGAGCCCGCTGCAACAACAACTGCTTTGCAAGATGCACGAGCCACCAGGATTTTCCACGTTTTGGTGGTGCGATGAAAAGCAAAAACTCACCCACAGCGGGACCAAGCCGTTCTTCATCGAGTTCCCTAATCCCTATGTTGTAACACTTGCGAGCATCGCCTGCAGCTACGGTGGGCCACGCTTGCTCTAGCGTAATGCCAGGGGAAAAATTCACTGGCAATTCCTTTAGCGATTGTCTCCAAACACGCTCAGCAGTCGTTAAGTCATCCTGCTGCAAGGCCTCTGAGGCTTCGATAATACTGAGTTTCAAGCGCTGGCGGCGCGTAAAGGACTCAAGCTGTTGTAGCACATAAGCGCGGTCGATAGTGCTAGCCAGTTGGTGGATTGTATCCAGGGCGGTCTCAAACAGTTCGGAGGTCTTACTCTTAGCACGCAGCTGCTCCTCAAATAGGTCCAGGGTATGTTCTTTAGGCGGGCGCTTGTACTGGTCGACGAATGAAAAAACGGTTGCGACTATCTCACGGTACACTTCAGACATGAACATCGAGGGCGTTACTGAGTTGCGCACCAGCAAGTATGCCGCGTCATCAAAACAAAGCAACGCTAATAAATTTTGTTGCAGTGTGGTTTTCAACCTGTCATCCATGGGTAGGCCTGCTGGTCAGTGTGAGGTAAAGCAACCCTGATTCCAGATACCCAGGAAATGCTTGGTGCAAAATCATGGGGGCGTTAGCCAGCATCGCCGTGACGGTTTGAATAGAAACCATCCTATTTATCTGAGACATGTAGGCAATCACCAGCTTTATGATGAGCCGCAATAAGGCGTGCTTAGTTGCTCGCGAATGCTGCGCGGGCAATGCCCGCTCACATAACGCAGCAATCACCCTAACCCCATCACCAAATTGCCGATAGCAGCGCTGCAATTTGAACCGAGCAAATGGAAAAGGCCGTGCGCCGGTAGTCTCACGCAATACCTCACCCAAGACATAATACAGATGTTCCTCCAAATCATGGGACACTACATCGCTGCCAATAGGCCCCACAGGTGAAGATGCAACACCGCGCAGCGCGAGCAGCATCAGCACGTGTTGGTTGACCGCCACCAACTCATCAGCAGTGCAGTTAGTAAGCAATTCCACAACCTTCTTTGGAGCAACAACGCCCTGAAACTGGCGCATCAACTACCCCGCGGTGCTCGATGCGATTGTGTCGCTCCAAAGAATTGTTCTGGATGGGATAGGACTTCAAGCACGAGTCTAGCCGCTGGCGCGTCCCCTAACTCTGCTTGCCGTAGTAGGGCGTCATAGATACGATTGACACGACGCGATGCACGCCAAACAAAAGAACTATCGACAGCACCGCTGGGCCGGCCGCCCGCACTTGCACCTCTCTTTGCTCGTTTGCGCATAGAGATTTAACTCCTAAAATGTGTGACAGAAATCACAAAGTCTACATAGAAATTATACTTTTCCTCTAAGTGCTTGTTTCCTCTATTAAAAAGGAATGCACAAAGAACTAAATAAAACTTGATACTAGCAGATAAAATAACTATACTACTATCATAGTAAGTAAGTACAACACACACAGGAGACAGACATCATGAACAAGACACAGCTACAACAATACAACACACGCACGCAGCGCTTTGAAGTCGTCAAAGATATATGCGCCGCGCAATTAGGACCAGTTGTTAAATTGTATTGGTGCAATCAAGCAAGTGACTACGTGTCGATTCCCGGCCAATCGTTATTCAACATTGAGGAAACACAACTCAGTGTCGGCGGAGCATCAATTTCAATTCGCGCGCTAATTGCGCAGCAAGACGATTAACACACAGGAGACTTACGATGAAGATTAAAAAGTATCACCAAACTAACCTGGGAGCCTTCGCCCCGAAGGGGCTCGCGGATGATGCAGGCTACATCCGATACCACGACGACCCTCGTTATGCCTTAGCCAGTGATGAACGGCTCAAAGAATGGGCAGGGTCGTTTTATGTAAAACCAGTACGCGCCGCCGCAGTCATAGAGCAATGCAAGCGCGAACTAGCCGCTTGGCGGCGCAGCCACCACACACCCACGTTTGAGGAGACAACTATCGATAAGTAAAAATAACCTGCGAAACACGGACACACACGTCCGTGTCTCGGTGCGGCTGATTACCCACCGACTGATGAGCAAATCACAGACCCACATACACACACTACTTAGTAGGAGATTGAAGATGTCACATGAACTTACAATCCGCAGCAACGGCAAAGCAGAAATGGCGTATCTCAACACGAATGAGGCACCTTGGCATGGACTTGGAAACCCCCTTGAGCGGGGCCTGAGCATCGAGCAATGGACAATAGCCGCGGGCATGGACTTCCGCATCCAGCGCTCGAAAGTCCGCTACTTCACGGACCGCATAGGCGTTAACCAGCTCGAATGGCCGGAGAAGCATGTGCTATTCCGTGGCGACACCCACGAGCCGCTGGGCGTCGTATCAGCGAAGTACAAGGTAGTGCAACCCAGGGAGGTGTTGGAGTTTTTCCGTGACCTGTGTGAATCGAATCACTTCGAGCTATCGACCGCAGGGACACTCTTTGGCGGCGCAAAATATTGGGCGCTGGCCAAAGTCGGCGATGAGAGTTACATCGCCGACAAAAAGGACAAAGTAGTAGGCAACCTGTTACTCACTACCGCAGCGGACGGAAGTTCAGCAACCGTCGCCAAGTTCGTTGCAACCTGCGTCGTCTGCAACAACACACTAGCCGCCGCGATTGGTGAGAAGACCAAAGAGGTTGTTGTCAGCCATCGCTCACGGTTCAATGAGCGCAAGGTCAAATTCAGCCTGGGCGTTGTTCATGACCAGTTTGGCCAGTTCATCAATGCCTCACGCGAACTTGCCCACACGGAAATGGACGCGCCGGCAGCGTCTCTGTTCTTTGCTGAGCTGCTTAACACGCAAAAAGATAGGGGCGTTGATGTTCTAGAAACCAGCGCGCACAAGCTGATGATGAGCTTATTCAACTCGCAGATGATGGGCATCAACCTGGCGGGCAGACACAACACCGCCTGGGGTGCCGTCAACGCGGTTACTGAGTATGTTGACCACCACGCACGAGCACACAACGCGGAGAACCGGCTCAACTCTGCATGGTTTGGTCGCGGCGACGCCCTAAAGACCGCAGCGCTGAATAAAGCAGTTGCGATGGCTATCAGCTAACAACCGGTCATAATGCACAACAACTCAACCAGGGGCCCCTCCCCTGGTTTCTTTTTGAAGGACAAACCATGACAAAGGAAGAACTCTACAGCATCCTAGAGATTCTTGCAGCGCTGCCCGTCGTCGAGCAAGAGACAAGCAACCACGCCCTAATCCGCATCATTAGGAATATCTGCGAAACCCTACTCTCTGAATCACAAGAGAAGAAGTAATTCGATTTCAACTTCTAGCGCGCCTCAGGGACAGCGCCTCTTATAGCACACGTAGTGTGCATAAGGAGGCGAGGCGCTGGAACTGTAAGGGGTGCGCTTGCTTTTTGCTTAGGAAGTGCTCGTTGTGTATAACTTGATAGCTGACACACACAACGAGCACTTGCTTATGACTACAATCTCTAAACCTGACCTTGCCAAGACCCTCTCAATCCTTGCGCCCGCACTGCTGACTGACAAAACAGTTTTGCAGCCTGCGTTAACGCATTTCTGCTTTTGCGGCGACGCTGGCGTGTTCAGCTATGACGGGGTGACTTTCATCATCAGTGCGGACTCTAACTTTGGCTTTGACGGCGGCGTGCCAGGGCAGCTGCTATTGGATTTGCTGCCGTATCTGCCTGAGCACATCAGCACTACAACAGTGGCACCAACGGGAACCGTAACATTCACAGGCAAAGGCACGAAGCAAACACTTGCACTTATCCCACCCGACGATTTCATCCTTGACCTACCGCTGCAAATGAAGCCTGACTTATCTATTGATTGTGATGCCACCTTTTTGGATAAGCTCATCTTGTGCCGGTCTATTGTTCCTACTCAGACATTGATTGAGAACCGTGGCGTCGTCACTTATCAGCCCGGCAATGGCTTGCTTTGGGCCACGAGCGGCAGTGCTTTAATTCGTGCCGCAGTCGGGGCCACCAAGAGCAAGAAGACACTGAACTACCTAATCCCCGTCAGCGTGATTGACCAGTTGGCGGCCGTGAAGTCTACAACCAACACTGAGACTCTCCTATTAAACTTCAGCGAAAAGCACCTGGTCGTGAGATTCGAGGGCGGGATAAAGCTGGTCAGTAAGTTGGTGACGGTTGCACCGCCCAATTATCAGCAGGTCATCGATAGCCTAGAGAAAGCCCCACGGGCCTATCACCTGCCAGAAGGCCTTAGAGCCAGTCTGAAAAAGGCCAAACTGCTTGACGAGACGAACAGCGCAACAACGCTAACGCTCGACCACGCGTCGCTCGAAGTCAACAGTAACGGAAGCCTTGGCACACTAAACGACAAGCACAAAATCGCCGCAGTAGCCTCTGAAGTAGAGGCAACAATGAGCGTACGGATAAACCCTGACTTGGTCCTTGATATGCTGGAGCATGCCAATGAGATTGCGTTTAGTGAGCGCTACGTCGTTCTGACGAACAAGGACACCGGCTTGCTTTACATCGCGGCAACCTTTGCATGAACACAAGATGCGTAGAGTGTGGGAGGTTTTGTGTTCCAAAAGAAGTCTAGGACTAAATGATTAAGCTAAAGCAGCCAAGCAATCCGTGTACTAATTGTCCTTTAGACAAGGCGCAATTACATCATCCCAAGATGTTGCCAACCGGCAGCCCAACACCCATCTGGTATATTTTGGGTGAGGCGCCTGGCGAAGTCGAGGATAAGCATGGCGAGCAATTCATCGGCAAGTCCGGCACGTTAATCCGCGACCGAATCAAAAGCCGTTGGCTGAAGTCCATAAGATGGAATAACACTATCCGCTGTAGACCGCCGGGCAATCGAGACCCAAGCGCCAAAGAGCTCGCCTGTTGTCGCTCGCTGCAAGTGCGCGACATCGAGCAATCAAAGCCGTGGGCGGTGCTGGCTGTTGGTCGGCTCGCGTTGCAGTGGTTTCTAGGTGACACGTTCAGCGAAAAGGAATTGAAGATTAGCGATTGGAGCGGCAAGCGCTTCATCGCCACGATAGGCAAGCACACGTGTTGGGTTTATGTTGTCACGCACCCCGCGGCAATCCTGTACATCCAGCATGAGGCGAAGAAAGGCCCCGCGTATCTGCGCACATTCCAAGTCCACCTACAGCGGGCATTTCTTGATTACGAACGGGAAGCAACACCCAAGGACTCGATTGATTATGAGCGTGAACCAAAGCCCGCCGTAGCACAACTTCCAGAGCTTGGTCGTGGCCGGTATCTGTTCGTCTTCGAGAAGTCCAAAATAATTGGGGCGCTGCAAGAATTGAAATCCAACAAGGACATATCGATTGACCTTGAGACGAACAGCCTAAGACCCTACAGCATTAACCGCAAACTGCTGACAATCGCAGTCAGCACAGCAGAACGCACGATAGCATTTCCCTTTGAGCACCCAGAACGACCATTGGACGCGGACGCACAAGCAGCGGTCGGCGCTTGCTTGTGCAGACTCTTGGCCCACAAAGCCCGAAAGGTGTGGGCCCATAAAGTACAATTTGAGATTGAATGGTTATTGCCCTACCTAAACGAACAAACACTAACGACAGCGATTAACTGGCAGTGCACGCTTGCCCAAGCGTACGTCATCGACAGCAGGCCGGGGAATTCGCTAGGAGCATTGACCCAACGCTATTTAGGATTTAATGTCAAAGCGTACAGCCGCCTAGATGTCCATAATTTAGAGTATGCACCACTGCAAGACGTGTTAATGTACAACGCCCTTGATGCCCAGGTCATAGAGCCGCTTGCCGGTATCCAAGGGCAGTATATCCGCCGTGAGAAGTTGGAGGCCATTTACTCACTGATAAAGGACACCAGCGTGTCCTTTGCGTTGATGCAGGCAAAAGGAATCGAGCGTGACATTGAAACGGTAGACCTGCTGTCGCAGCAATACAAAGACAAGAAGGCCGCTATAGTCAAGCAGATTGCCACTGACCCTGACGTCCAGCGCCACTGTAAGCCAAATTTCAATCCGCTGTCCCCGGCCCAATTAGCTGTGTTCCTGTTCGATAAATTAGGCATCAGGACACAAGCACGCTCAACGAGTGAGGGCCTGTTAAAAACAATCAAGCACCCTGTTGCTAAGTTGGTACTTAAATTGCGCACACTCGCGAAGTTGAGGAGCACCTACTTAACGCCCTTCGCTGCAGGTGGTGCGCAAGTATTCGATGATGGGAAAATCCATACCGAGTATAGCGCAACGACAACCGCCACAAGCCGCGGCTCATCGAGCAATCCCAACCTACAAAACTTCCCTGCCAGGAACCACCCTGAAATCCGTTCAATCATCAGGGCGCCAAAGGATTGCTGGTTGGTGAAATGTGACTACGGCCAGCTTGAGGCCCGCTGTATCGCAATGGCGAGTAAGGACAAAACACTGGTTGCTGAGTGCGTCGCTAACCAAGACATTCATCAGGACTGGACCCTCGTGCTAGCAGGAGAATTTCATCCAAAGATTATCAGCAACGAGAAGGCACTAAAGGAGTATAGGAATGCAGTCAAAAACAGCTGGACGTTTCCCATATTCTACGGTGCGAGTGTTGGCGCCGTAGCTTCATACCTAGAGGTTGACGAGCACAGACTAGCACCATTCTATAATCAGTTCCTCGACAAATATGGCGGCGTTAAACAATGGCAAGAAGCTGTCTGTTCCTTCTATCAGGCCCACAATTATTGCGAAACGCTCTTGGGCTTTCGTCGTTACGGACCACTGAGCCGCAACGAGATAATCAACACACCAATCCAGGGTACTGGCGCCCACTTAACGTTCGAGGCGCAGAACAAGCTAAGCATGATGGCAGCGCAAGCAGACGAGCCTTGGTTGCGCCCCGTGATGAATGTCCATGACGACCTGACCTTTTATCTGCCAGATGATAAGATGGACGACGCAGTAGGCTTGATTGCCCGCATTATGTGTTGCTCTACTTTTCCTTGGGTCAACGTGCCCTTGTGTGTCGAACTGAGTGCGGGCAAAGCCTGGCATCCTGTCGAGCAAATCGCCAAATTCTATACCACTGATTTCATCCAAACGGAATTTACATGACCGAACCACTACACGTCAGGTTACGCCCAAGCACTCTCGATGAAGTCATCGGCCAAGATGCCGCGGTCAAATCACTGCGGGCATTATTCAAAGATAGGGATAAGCTCCCGCATACGTTTTTGTTCCATGGACCCAGCGGTGTTGGCAAGACCACGCTTGCCAGGATGATTGCTTTATATCTCAAGTGTGAGCGGGCAAACCTGCTTGAGCTCGACGCTGGATTGTTGGGCGGTGTCGATGCAACACGTTCCCTAATTGAACAGGCTCAATATCAGGCATTAGGCAGTAACCCAATCCGGTTCATTATCATCGATGAGTGCCACGCCCTCAGCCGCCAGGCATGGAACTCCCTACTCTTAAGTACCGAGGAGCCGCCACCGCACATATATTGGGCATTCTGCACGACGGATCCAGATAAGATACCTGCGACTATTAAGACGCGCTGTCATGCGTACCAGTTGCGTCCAGTTAAATGGGATGTGCTTTACGCACACCTTAAATCGGTCGCGGCCACATATAAACCCAGTGTCTCTGATGATGTGCTGAAACTCGCGGCACGCCAAGCAGATGGCAGCGTCAGGCAAGCCCTCGTCTACTTGTCTATGGTCAGCAGTATAATTTCAGTGAGTGAAGCAAAAGAGCTATTCGCACACGCACAGACAGCAGAGGACACAACGATTGCATTGGTGCGTGACTTGGTTGCAGGCAGGCTCACATGGGCGAAGGCAGTTTCCTACGTGCAGGCATTAGATGAAAACGTCGAAGGCGTCAGACTTGTAGTCCTAAACTATGTCACGAGTTGCGTCCTTAACCAGGGCAGTGAGAAGCAAGCAGAACGCTTGCTTGCAGTGCTTGCCCAGTTCGATGTGCCATTCCAAAATAAAAAGGCTTCACTACTGCTTGCCCTCGGGCAACTATTACTATGAAGAAGCAAGCCTTACTCGATTGCTTGGCTATTGGCGGCTTCTGTTTGCTGCTATATGGGCTTTGGCTAGTACACCCGGCAGCCGCCTTCATTGTCGGAGGCGCGTTGCTTATCACTTACGCTTTAATTACTACGTACCAAAATCCCCATGACCCTGAAATTAAAAAAGCCCCAAGATTCCCACCAGGACCTCCCGGACGTTAGCCAGCTGGTGGCCTTCGAGCGCCAATTAGTGCTAGATAAAAACGCACTAGACGAGGCCGCCTGCCGGCAGGCTGAGCTCTATTACCACGTAGCACGGGAGGCCGCGCTGGCATTCAGCCTGAAGGACTCGGCGAAGGAACAACTAATCCGCATCGACGCCGAACTATCCAGCAAGTACCGCAAAGAAATGGAGCACAGCGGCACCCGCCCTACAGACAGCAGGGTTAACGATGCAGTATTGGGAGACCTACGACACCGCACTGCCGCCGATTTGGTTAACACATTAGCCCTCAAGGCCGCGCAATGGTTCGCGTTGCAGACCGCATTTGAGCAACGTAGCCGGATGCTGGTGAAGCTTGCTGACATGTTCCAATCAGGGTATTGGAGTGACCGTGGGGCCGACACCGCATCAACCAGCGGCCTCGCACGGCAAGGCTATTTGCGGCAACGCGATGCTGTGAAAAAGGCCCGACGTTAAAAATGGAAAGCTTCACTAAGACGGCTATCATCGTGGGCGTAATGATTGCCGCGCCCGTTGTAATTTACCTCTACGCCCGAGCTATATTCTTGGCATGGTTTCACGTGAAACGTGATTATTTCTTCCCCACATTTAGGAGATCCAGCAATGGCACTAAAACTACGCAAGACAAAGACTGAATCTATTGCTTCGCGCAAGTTCGTTTATCGAGGCCGCACGGCTGAGGATATCAGGGAGCGGCAACAACGCCGCGGCCTATCGCAAGAAAGCTTTGTCCTTTCGCATGTTCCGTTTTTCTCACCGGACAAGGGCGACAATACTATCCGGTTTCTACCACCGGCCAGCACAAGCGAGTCCAGGTATTACGGACTCGACTTGGCCATCCACTACGGCATCGGGCCCGACAATAACGCGTACCTCTGCCCCAAGGTAATGAAGGATGAGCCTTGTCCCATGTGCGAAGAACGCAAGCGTGCCGCGGCTGCCGGTGAAACTGAATACGCGGCGGCGCTGGCACCGAGGGACCGTGTAGGCGTGTACCTCGTTGACCGAGGCAAAGAGGGCAAGGGCCCTATGTTCTGGTCGATGCCCTGGGGCCTTGATAAGGACCTCATCAACATCAGCCAGGACAAAAAGACGAAGAGGGTCTACCAAATCGACCACCCAGAGGAGGGTTACGACGTGTCATTCACCAAGGAAGGCGAGAAAAAACGCACCAAGTACGTGGGCGTGCAAATCCTACGCGAATCGTCGCCGCTTTCTGATGATGAGGAGACCCAAGCCCGCTGGTTGCAATGGCTTGAGGACAATCCCATAGAGTCCGTGCTTATCTTCTATGATTATGACCACCTTGCTGAGGCCTTCAGCGGCGGCTTAACCGAGGACGTCAAAGAAGAGGAAGAAGTGCCACCGAAAAAGGTGAAGCTTGAGCCACGAGGGAAAAAGCCCGCCGTACGACAACAGGAGGAGGAACAGGAGGAGGAACAGGAGGAGGAACAGGAGGAGGAACAGGAGGAGGAACAGGAGGAGGAACAGGAGGAGGAAAAGAGGGACGTAGACCGGCTAGGTAAGCATCGACCAAAAAAGGCCAAGCTTCAAGACGCCATCACACTCGAAGAACTGCAAGAAATGAAGGAAGATGATTTGGTTGACCTTGCCGAGTCCAAGGGGATAGAAATCCCCGACGACGTGGAATTTGATGCCCTGCCGGATTTCGTTGAATGGTTGGCCAAAAAGTTAGGCCTCAGCGCAGAGAAGAAGCCAAGCGGAGCAACTGACTACCGGCAACGGCTGCGCGCACTACGCACCAAGTAGGCCATCATGGCACGCCGTCAACTGTTGCTAAAGAGAAGGCCCGCCAACACTGGCGGGCTTTACTTCTCGTCAACCAAAACCAACATCGATTTCATTTCAAGCGGCTGCGCAGTACTTGATTGCGTCCTAGGTGGCGGTTGGCCCCTAGGGCGCATCGTCAACGTTGTTGGCGACAAATCGACTGGCAAAACTCTGCTTGCGATGGAGGCGATTGCTAACGCGTTCATCACATATCCCAGCATCGAAGCGCACTATATCGAAGCGGAATCCGCCTTCGATCCAGAATACGCCCGCGCGTTAGGAATACCCATCGATGCCGTTAATATGGCTGACTGTGCAACGGTGGAAGAGTTTTGTACCTACATAGAAGAACTGAAGGAGACCGATACCCCCAAGCTGGTAATCCTCGATTGCTTGGATGCCATCACTACACGAAAAGAACTTGAGCAAAAAATCGGCGCACCCAGCTACCATGCAGACAAGGCGGCGATGCTCAGCGAATTTTTCAGGCGCCAAACAAAGCACATCCGCGCAAGTAATTGCTGTGTGATGATTGTCTCGCAAGTACGTGACGCTATCGGTATTACATTTGGCGAGCGCAACCGGCGCAGCGGTGGCCGTGCCCTCGATTTCTACGCCTCGCAGGTTTTGTGGTTATCACACACTCAGACAATTATGAGGACGATTAACAAGGTATCGAGGCCTGTAAGCATCCGAATCAAAGCGAAGTGCAAAAAGAACAAAATAGGATTGCCCTTCCGGGAGTGTGAATTCCTAATCCTCTTTGGCTACGGAATCAACGATGCCGCAGCATCGATAGACTTTCTTAAGAACGTGGGTGTGCCAGTACCCGCCGCAGCAAAGGACAAAGCAGTATTACGCGCAGCGGTAACAGCTGCTTGGAATGAAATCGAGGCCGCCTTTATTCCAACTGAGAGGAAATATTAATGCACGTCGCATTCATGCTCAGGATAGGCACCTGGATGCTAAACAACCGGGGACTTTGGCATCTAATCAAGGTATATGGTGCCAGTGGCAAATATACTTGGATGGATTGGAGACGCGTCTTATGAGGCCCGGTGGCGGCAAACTCAAGGGCGGCGCCTTTGAGCGGCACGTATGCAAACAGCTATCATTGTGGATATCGCAGGGTGCGCGGGAGGACATCTTCTGGCGTTCTGCGATGAGCGGCGGCCGGGCAACAGTGCGCAACCGCAGGGGCCAGAAGACCCAAAATCAATGGGGCGATGTTACCGCACTTGCCCATACTCCTGAAGATGGCCCCTCACTTACCGACCTTTTCATTATCGAATGCAAGCATATCAATAACGCTGGCTTGCTTAATTCGCTCATCAATCTAAGCACGACAGCGCCGTTAGCGACGCATTGGCAAAAACTGACCGCCCTGTGTGATTCGGTTGGCCGGATGCCCATGTTAATCATTAAGCAGAACCGGATTAAAACCCTCGTATGCCTCTGTCCTAAAGGCAAGGATAAACTGATGCGGTTTGCGGGCCACCATGTCCATTCCGATTTCCTCAATATGTACATTTTTCCATCGGATTATTTTTTTGATTGGGCAGTCATACCAAAATGACCTTATTGGTGGCAACAGATTTACATCTGACTAGCCGTGCAATTGATGGCTCCCATTGGCTGGTATTCTTCCACCTTGAGGTATTGGCGCGTGCTGTGCAAGCTGAGCGCATTTACTTCCTAGGTGACCTCACCGACGCCAAAGACTACCACAGCAGCGAACTTGTTAATCGGCTCGTCGATGCTATGGTGTTGCTAAGCCGCCAATGTCCCATCGTCATTGTGCCTGGTAACCATGACAGCATTAACCCTGAGTGCCCCTATTTCAGTTTCATGCAGCACCTACCGAACATTGATTTTTGTACCCGCCCACGCCTCATGCAGGAATCAATCGGCTCAGTGCTGTTATTACCCCACACAAAGGACCCAACACAGGATTGGGATGCAGTCACCCTAAAGGCCGCTGATTATATTTTTATGCATGCGACGATACGTGGCGCAACCGCAGAAAACGGCTACCAGCTCGACGCAGCATTAACACGCTCGTGGTTGGAATCAAGAACAAAGGCCCAGATATTCTCGGGTGATGTGCACATAGCGCAAACACTGGGAAGAATCACCTATATAGGCACCCCCTATCAAGTGAAGTTTAGCCATAACAAACAGTGTGGACGTGTATTAGTCCTAAGAAAGAACAAGGCTGAGTACATTGAACTGCCCGAATTTCCCCAGCGCCGCATCGTAGATATAACAAAGGTTGACGAGTTGGAAAAGCTTGACCTGAAAAAGAACGACCAAATCAAGGTACGCTTGAAGTTACCGCCCGCCGAATTTTGCGATTGGCAGCGCTACAAAAAGGACATCATCGAGCGCTGTACCGCCAAGCAGTGGATGTTATGTAGCGTCGAAGTGCTGCGCGTCGAATCCAACAAGCGACTACGATTACGCACAGCCGCAGGCAAACACGTTACCCATGAGTCGCAACTGGTTGAGTATTGCAAACGGCATTCAATTCCTGATGCACTCAGCTCATTGGGTCTCGATTTCCTACGCCAGATAGAGAAATCCTAAACGTTTTAAATCGCTTCAGAGCATTTTTAGTGCTTGCGAGCGCAGTTGCACGACCACCAGCAGCAAAACAGAGCGTGAGCGCAATGGCAAAGCTACAGCTAAAGGAACTAACAGTCTCTTACTTCAAGTCTTTCGGGCGGCAACAATCTATCGACTTTGAGCATCTTTCCTATGGCTTATACCACTTGACGGGCGTCAATCACGCAGAGCCAGAATTAGGTGCTAATGGTATCGGCAAGTCATCCCTATTAGAAGCAATCCATTGGGCGCTATTTGGCGAAAGCACCGTCAGCGGGATTAGAAATCCACAACTAAAAAATTGGTCTGCGGCAAAGCCGCCGCGGGTGGTCCTCAAATTCACTCTTGACGGCGCAGAGCACCGCATCGAACGCGTAGCAAGTGAAATCACCCTTGATGGTGAAATTGTCGACCAAGAATCGGTCGACAGGCTTCTGAACTTCCCAAGCGATGCGTTCACCGCAATCACTTACCACGCACAATTCGCGCCCACATTCGCTGACCTGAAGCCAGCCCAGCAAATGGAGGCCTTCTCTGCGGCCCTGAACCTACAAACCTGGGAACATGCAAGCTACAACGCAGGACGTCAGGCCTCAATCCATGAGAGCGAACAAACAAGCAAGCAGCTCGTGTTAGCCCAAGCAATAGGCAAGCTTGAGCAATTAGAAGTTGAAATGGGCGGATGTGAGCGGCGCATGCAACAGCATGACAACAACGCAAAGCGCCAGCACACTGAACTTGCCACACAACTAAAGCAACTATTAAAGGACGCCCCAGCCAATCGAGACAAAGAACTGAACCAAGCAGAGCGGGCACTTATTGCCCTGCGGCAAGAATACACCAAGCGCTGTGAGTTGCGGGCAGTGCTAGCAGAAAAGGCTGCACACTATGACAACCACCCGCGAAAGTGCCCGACATGCGGGCGCCCGTGGGCCCTTAATAATAAGGCGGAACTTGGTGTAGCAAGACAAAAGCTGGCTGAAATAAACGCAGAGGTAAGCAGAGCTAAAAAGGACATAGACAGGGCGCAATCAGCAATCACAGCACTGCACCAACACGCTCAAGACGTAGTGCGCCATCAAGCACACGTCGAACAGCTCAGAAGCGATTTAAATCAGCCCCAGACGAACCCCTACAAAAGCCAACTTGCCGCGTTGCACAAAACCATATTGACGCTCAAGCATGAAACGATAACGCCGCTTAAGGCCGCGGTCGCTGAATGTGCTCGCGCACAAGAGGCCGCCCTATTCTGGGCAAAGAACTTCAAGCTGTTGCGCCTGTCGTTGATTGAAGCGAGCCTTGCCCAGCTACAGTCGGCTACCAATCGCTACCTATACGATTTGGGCTTGCTCGACTGGACTGTTACCTTTGAAGTCGAGCGGGAGACAACAACAAAAAACATCGCTAGGAATTTCTACGTCACTGTCAATGCACCCCACGTGCAACGAGCGGTACCCTGGGGCGTGTGGAGCGGCGGCGAAGCCCAACGCCTACGCATTGCTTTAGCCCTCGGGTTCGCTGAGCTCGTCAGCGCATGCTTGGGCTACTCGTGTAATGTCGAGTTGTGGGATGAGCCAACTACATGGTTATCAATAGAAGGCAGAGAGCGCTTGTTATCGTGCTTAGCAGAACGGGCGCGTGATGAGCAACGCATTATCATTGTTGCTGACCACCGCGCCCTTGATTTTGGCGGCTTCACAGGCACAATATCGCTAACCAAAAACGAACATACCCAACTTACTGTACGACCACTAGCTTGAAAAGGAGGATGAAATGAAAAATACCCAAGTAGGCAGGCTTGCATTCAGAAAGGAGGGAAAATACTGGAATTGTTATTACGCCTTACCCAACACCATGAAGAACGCCCTGCATTTAGGAAGTGTTCAATTGCAATATGTGGAAGACCCTGTAATAAAGGATATGTTTATGGAACTAATGCGCTCGATAGCTCACCGTACCATCAAAGAGGCTCTTGGCGTCTCACTTGAATGGGGTGGCGCACAAACAGCGCCCGAATGTGAACGCTCTGGCCATGATTGACTATTGCACTGTCACTGTCTTGAGTCCAGTCGGCTGGTTGTAGGCCGTAACGGTAACAATATCCTTATCAAGGACTAGGGTGCCTCCGTTCTGAGTTACTGCGGCCCACGTACGCGGCTCAGTCGAGCGGGTTCCATCGAGACGGCCGCCGTTCAACGTAACCCCAGTATTCGCATTGCCTCCTGACTTGATGTGATTATCAAGCACCTCGCCGCCATTCACCTGCAATGCCGTCGTAGTAAAGTCGCCCTCTATTAACAAATTGCCGCCGTTCACTTCGATGCCAGTAACCGTGGCAGCTGCTTGCAAGAGATTGTTGCCTCCGTTCTGGTCGTAGTTCGTTAGCGTGACGCCATCGCCGACAAACACCCGCGTGCTTGTTGATGGGTCACTGACGCTCAACTTGTTAAGGATCGAAGTCTCGCCAGGGGCGTCAACTCCGATACCGAAGCCGCCAGGGGCGCTGCGGATATAAACATCAGATGCCGTATCGTTACATAGATACCTAAAGACCGGTTGGTTAGCATCGATGCTCGCTGCCGCCGTATTGTGTACGAGCAGCTTGGGCGCCCCTGCATCCGTGTTGTTGATTTTAACGCGAGCAGCACCGGCCGCAAGGGCGGGTGAGAAGTTTACACCCCATTCAATCAAGTCAATCGGGGCCTTGAAGTAGTGCGGACGGTACTCACTAACTTGCGTTGTCGAATACGTCCTACCGTCAGCACTAATGGCAAATTGGTTGCGGTCAAGACCAAACCTACCCGTGAATGATTGATAGCCAACAAGTTCAACGAGGTCAAGCGTGCTTTGGTCGAGGTCCCAGCAGATATCGGTAGCAAGGTCCTTGAGGAGTACCGTGTCACCATCAGCGGGCACAGCTCCATCAGACCAGTTATCCGCAGAACCCCAGTGATTTGGTCCTGCTGAGGTGGTTGCGGTCGTGAAGTCAGTTACCGTACCTGTGCCAGCACCCGTCTTAGTAAGCGCCGCGGTGAATGGACATCCTGAAATATCAGCAGTCCCACGAACCACCCCTGAGCCGGGAGCCGACCAAGTAACGGCAGCGAAGTATGGATGGGTTGAAGCATTTGCCGCGGCAACCAAGTCGATTGCCGTTTGGTTGGCGCTTGTATTGCCAGGCACCGACACCGCCTTGGTAAAAGGACTGATACCCACCGTTAAGATAAAGGTATTGTTTGCGGGCGTTGCGTCAACCGAATTGATGGTGGCATTTGAAATCTGCGCCACTTTCGTTGCATTGCCGGTGTAGTATTTGGTAGCCATTAATTTTCTCCTCTAAACTTGCAATCCGCCTAAGTTCAATATTGCATCAACTTGTAGGCCGGAATCAACGCCTGAACAAGACCCATTAAATTGTTGCCACTGGGCACCTGTCCATTCAACGAAGTTCTTAAACCCAGTTACATCCGCGGTATCAGTATCGATATCGTAGCCAGCACGGTTGAATGACCCGCCAATAAGTAGGCTCGTACCCCAGGACTCAAATGATGTGACGGTGCCCTCATCGAGCGCAGCTGTATCGTAAAGGCCAACACGCGGCGGTGTGCCAAGCGCAGTTGCAGTTCCGGTAGTCACCACAGCGATGCTGTTAAGCCGGTCGCCGTAGCTACCAAACCCATCGCGATACGCGAGACCATAATTCCCGCCAAAGTAGATTTTTCCTCCATGAAAAATAATTGCGCGTCCGTTTTGATTCATGACCGCTGGGTCGGGGTCCGCGGGCGAGCCATCAACTGAGCCGCCTAAGCCAGTAAATGAATCGGCAGGTGTCCAGGTATAAGCACTAGAAAAATCCACCCCGTCCATTGATACGTTTAAATCCTTGATGCCATAAAACGAGCCAACACCATTGGGGTGCAACCACAGCACCCCCGCTCCGCCTGACCAGTCTTTCGTTGTTACCGTCCAGGAGCCATCGCCGGACCCGTAGGCTAAAAAATCGAAGCGGCTGCCGCTACGTGATATCGCAATGCCAACGCCGTCAGAGCAAACCTCGAGGACGCCAGCCCACCCAGAGGGCATCGTCACAGCACTCCAGGTTGCGCCATCGAAGCGGCGCAATTCAGTTGAGCGTGCCACATAGAGGTAGTCGCCCAACACGGCCAGCTTATTCGCGAATCCAACAGGTGCCCCGGTATCTACCCAAGCACTGCCATTCCACTTTCTCACACATTGCAAGGAGGCAGTACCACCACAAGCGTAAAGCTCATCATTGAAGATTGCAAAATCCACTGGGACAAAACTTGTTCCTGGATTACCGAGTGCTGACCATACGCCAGTTGCCTTACGGAAAATAGCAACACGATTAACCGAGATACCGTTAAACGTAGCAAAATCACCGCCAACCACGATGTCACCTGCCAAATCAGCGCTGCCGCGGGCATGCAATGCGGACTCTATAAATGCGCCTAGTGGTGATTGATCGAAGCTATCGAAGGTGCTTACCATCACTGCGCCTTTTTCGCCCATGCGCGGCCATCGACGTTCAAGTCAAGCCAACCAACCGCAACATCAACATTATCCACAGTGCGAGTAACACTCGTGCCGCCTACGATGTTGCTGGCTGCATAGATAATGTCGCCCTCAAGGTAACTAGGAACAATCACCTGGGTTTCGGTATCCGCCCCAAGAGTTGCAACCCGCTCGCTTGCTGATGTGTACGTGTAGGTGGTACTGCCGCGTTCATCTATCTCACGCAGTTGGTAGGGTTTTGCAACGGCAATGTCCTCTGCCGATTCCACCCCATCGATAAGCTGGCGGCAAATTAGGTAATCTGATGCAACGCTCTGCACAGCAAACTGTGCGATAGTGTTCTGTGCTTGACCGCGGGAGGCCACCTGACGGGGCCCAGCAGTGCCGCTCGTCAAAGCGTCGAGCGTCTTGGCCATCTGGTTTAGTTTGGTCGCGGTGAGTGGGTCGCCGCGCCGCCACTTCTCGACACGCCGCGTTACGTTCTGCCGTGAGTTGGTGGGCGGTGAAGGCATTACGGCAAGTTCAGGGTAGAAAAATCTATTTCAGGATACACCCGCGCAACCAATATACCATTAGCTGTGCGGCCGCTGCCCGGCAGCACCACCTGTTCGTGGGGCTGGCCTGTGCCCTCATCGATGTAAACCAACTGGGCATCCCACAGCTCACGCGCTAACTGTAGTTCATACTCGACATCCCAGCCCGTCTCTAAGTCGCGGAAGTTCCCCTCGATTCGTGTCATCAACCACGCCCTGGGAGGTTGGCTATAGAGATAGCCAGAATTTACCTTACCAACAAAATTCAGGGCCTTCTGGAAGGGGCTGTACTTCTCTCTGCGTGAAATCCTAATAACGGGCAGCGGCACTTGCACATCAACCGTTGCCAACTGCTTTTTAACCGTTATCGCTTGCTGGCCCGCTGAATCTGTACTGCGTATGTCAATCGACACCTCAAGCGGATTATTGTCTTTGTCTCGCTGCCTGGACACTGACTGCAATGTTGCACCCACAGTGATAGAGCCGCTCTGTTCGCCCGTGCCACCTGTCGTGCTATCAGGCGAAGATTCAGTGATGGAAGGTGGGCGATAAGTGCAAGAAATCTCCGCGCTAGTAGGGCCCTGCGGAGCAACATTTATCTCCTGCACCCGTAATGCGGTATCGTCTGGATGCGGGTCGCCGTACCTCGGCAACCGAGTGTCCTTCAGCGCAGTCAGTAGCCGGCCTGAAGCGCTGCCAGTAATTTCCGTCAGATAAAAAACACGGGTTACCTCTACGCCATTGGCCCCTTGCTTGGCAGATGAACCCTCAACACGTTCTGAAATTAGCATTCCTATTTTCCTTTTACGCTGCAACAGCAACCGTACTTGAAGTTTTACGACCAAGCACGACGAGCTGAGCAAGCAACGCGTTGGTTACTTTCAATTGAGGGTCAGTGACTTCTTGCTTAGCCCGTTGTGAGGCCACCACGATGTCCTTAAAACTTACCTGGCGGGCTTGGCCCTCAAGCCTGATTTGCTCAATCTCAGCAAGGCCGGCTTCTCGTGCTTGCCTGAATGCGTCGACCACTGCGCGTTCAAATGTCGTTGGGTCTATAACACCCGAGAGGCGCAATGCCTTTAATTTAATCAGCTCAGCAGTGAAGGCCTCAACCGGCGTCCGTGTCTGTTCAAATAGGCGCTTACCCTCCTCCAGTTGTTTTTTCTGCATCTCCATTGCACTGATATTCTGTAGTGCGGCGGCCGCCTGTTCCAATTGACTGCCTGTCGCACCCTTCAGACTCAATTTATACAGTTCAACTTGGGTACGGGCCTTGCCAAAAGTGAGGGCTTCGAGTTCCAATCCTTTGATGAGTTCATCTATCTGCGCCCCAGCCATGCTCGCAGACTCACTAATCCCCTCAGCAAGGACGTCATTCGCCGCGAGCATCCCACCGCCCGCAGTTGTGCCACCACCCGCAGCCTGCCCCCACAATTTATCGAATGCTGTTCCAACGTCAGCAACGTCGGATTTTATGTCGCGTAGTGGGTCTAAGAAGGCGTTTGCAATGTCACCAAAACCCTTGCCCTGGAATATCGCCATCAACCCTTCTATTGGCGAGCGCAATATATCGCCCACAATCTCAAAGCTATTCTTTATCGCGACGACGCCAATCACCATGGCCTTAAGCGCTTGTGTAATGCCGTCGAAGGCCAGGCGAACCGCGTCACTTTGCGCTGCACCCTCAGCAAGTCCTTTAACCATCTCTGACAGTGGGGTCAGCAACGGCAGGACGGCCTTGGTCAGCAATCCCCTGGTCACCAATTGCAATTCGGCCATGCGGTCGCCAAACTCATCGGCCGCGCGGCCTGCATTATCGCTGAGTGATATGCCCAATGAAGTAAAGCGTGCCTCTAGTTTAGCGATTCCTGCCGCGCCTTCATTCAGCAGGGGCAGTAAGTCGGTGCCCGACCGCCCAAAGAATTTTACCGCTAACGCGGTTTCTCGCACACCAGGAGGCATCGCCTTGAAGCGTTCGGCAAGGTCACGCAGTAGTTGGGTCTGTGTCTTCGTGCGGCCTTGCGTGTCGGTGATAGATACGCCTACATCAGCAAATGTTGCACGAGCCTCACGCATGCCACTTACCGCATCAAAGGCGACGCGCGCCATCCTGCGCATGCCGATTGCTAATGCTTCTGTCGTTACCTCTGACTGCTCAGCGGCAAAAGACAGTGCCTGGAATTCTGGGACAGTCAGGCCTAATTTCTGTGCCTGCTTTGCGGTTTGCTCTACGGCCCCGGCTATGTTGATTACGCTACCGACAATCTGCTGGCCAACAAATCCTGTAGCGAGTGTAGCAAAGCCCGTGCGTGCAGTTGCGATGAAGCCACCAACGCTGGACCGAGCTTGGTCCATGCCCGACAGGAAATTACTAAGTCGGGCAGTCAGACCAAAGCTAAGATTAGCGACAGCCATTAGGGCAGTACCGCCTTAGCGGCCATGAAGGCCTGCTTGAATAGTGCTTTCATTTGACGCCAGGATTGCTTCGGTTGGATTTTAGGGAAAAAGTCCTTGGGTTTAGTCCATGCACCCTTACGCAAACGGCCCGAGAAGTTGGCGACCGTTGATGCAACCATCGCATGGCGCCAGTTCTCGATGTCATAACCGAATGGCTCAACGTTCGCATAGAGCATCCATTGACGGAATTGTGTAGCTGAGATTGCGGCCAGCATCTTCTCAACGTCCACATGCCCGAGGGCGAGTGCGAGCCTATGAGCGAAAAGTAAATGCGGCCGCAACCTCATTTTTTTGTTTCGTCCTCCTCGCCCTCAGCGGTCGCCTTGAACCCATTCACTTCCAAGGCAATCTCCGCCAGCTCATTCAGCTCCTTAAACGTAAGCTGTTTTACAACCGCATCAAGGCCCTCGAAGTAAGGAACCATTACGCCTTCGCCACTATCCCTGTAAGCACATCGGTTGACCAGGTCACCTAGTAAAGCAGTGCGTTCCCTTAGTTCCTTTGGTACTTCCTGGAACTTCTCAGCCATCTCAACGTAGTCGATAGCCGCAAGTTCCAGGATAATCAGGCCTTCCAAAAGCCCACCCGCGTCTTGTCTCGCCCTCATGATAGCCTCCTAAAAGTAAGTTGGTGATTAGAATGTGATGCTGCCAGTCAGCTTAAACGTTGCAACGGCCTCCATGATTTCCTCATTCTCCAAGCTTATCTCGAAGCTTTGCAAGAAGGCCGCAGCTGCCCAAGTCTCAAGGTCAGGGAATGTGAGGGTCAGCGTCTCCTCAGCCCCGGTGATAGGCACCGCTGCATCGGTATCAAACTGCATTGTCACTTGCAACGCACCAGGGTCGTAGTTATCGCCAGGCAGGAATGGCTTGCCACCGCTCGTTGCAAACGTTGACGCGTCGACCGCGGCACGCTCGATTCCGCCCCAACTTAAACCTGTAATCCTGGATGCAAAGCCTGTAGAAAGCGATAGGGTAATCGCCGCACCGTGGCCCAAATCAGGTGTAATAGCTGGCATTGATTTATCCTCCTATAAAGTAGGTAAAGATTCGCGATGCCATATCAGGTAATCTACAATCCGCCTCGATAAGGCTAACTCTGCCCCACTGCTAGGGCTCACGCTTAACCGTTGCTCATTCGCGAAACGAGCAAGCGATACAATAACACTTCCGAGTGTCCCACTTAATCCGTCAAGTTCGTTACGTAGGGCTTCGGCGATGGCTCGGGTCTCCTCTGACGTGGCGGCGTAAATATCAAACTGTATCCGGTAATCGGCCATGCCACTTGCCGCGGCGAAGTTGTGCGGACGTCGCGCGCTAACCACTGTGTAAGTAATATAAGGCCTTACGACGTTTTGCGGAATGGCATCCGGATAAATGCGTTGGCTCACCAAGGCAGTGATGCCTGCCTGGGCGATAAGGTGAGAATACACCGCGGCCTCTAAGTCTGCCATGTCAACGTCCCAACCTGCGTAGTTCTTGTTTGAGGATGCGTTCCATTTCAGTCAATATGAGGGCCGCAAGTTCACCGCGGTGCTCATCAAGAGCAGGACGAATGAACGGGTACGGCGGCACCCCATCGTGGCCAAATTCCAAAGCGTAGGGATAATAATTAGGGTCATCAGGAGGGATTTCTAGTTCCTCACGGGTAGGTGGTTCATAGCCAACCTTAATTACAGCACGGCGGCTGATAACCCTAACCTTGGCATTAGCAAATGCCCGCCGGGTCTTACCCGTCACCTGACGCACTTTCGCCCCTGATAGATTTTGTACGACATACTGATTGGCTTGCTTCGCTGCTTGCTTCATGACTTTGCGCAGTTCCCTTACAAAACTTGCGCGTGCGATCGTATCCAGCTTTGTCAGCAGGGCGGAGAAGTCCGCAAAGTTTGCCTCGAATAGTGGTGATGGCATGGACGTTAGCTCGCAAGTTCCTCGGCCATGATTTCTATGTAGCGGTTGCGCTCATCCACAATAGTCATTCCTTTAACCTCGAAGATGCGACCGCAGAAATTCAACCGGTGCTTATGGGTCAGGGTCGCCGTATAACGCAACTCAATTAGATGAGTGACGCGCGCCTGTATCTGTTGGGCTCGCAGCTGCTCGTTAGCAGTCAACGGGCGCACACGAGCGTATGCAGTCTCTACGCATGCCCAAGACAGTATGGCGCTGCCATGAGCGCCGCGGGTCTCGGTCGCAGCCTCTATCTCAAGCTTGTGTGGGTAGCGCCGCATTAATCCCTGCGCCTAACAGCAGTAAAGAATTTATCCCAACGGCCTTGCAAGCCCGCCCCAGTCGCGGTGTACACACCTAAATATTGCTTATCTACCACCATCGCTACTGTGTCCTCGAGGGTACCGCGGTAGTTCCCGTTGCTCGCGGCAACATAGGACAGCGTAATCGACGTGCTGACAGCGGTCACTCCATCTAACTCATAGAGACGAAAGGCCACCGTAGCGTCATTGACATAAAGCCCGGTCGCGGGATTGTTCAGCCCAAGCAATTCAATAAAATTATCATTGCCTACATACAGCAGGTCATTAGCGCTACAAGGCATTTAGTAATTCCTCCGCAGCTAATGCAGCGACCGCCCTCAAAGTTGTTACAGTCAACGCCGCTTGGGCTTGTACTGTAGCAACAAGCCAGCCTATAACCTCTAACCCGATTTGCGGAAAGTAACGGGGCGCAAAGTACCGGGCAGCAAAGTAACGGGCAGCAAACATTCTAGGTAAGGTCCAGCGTCACCGCACTACGGTTGCCGCTCGCGTCGACGGTTGCCGTAACGCGGTTCTTTGTGTCGTCAATGTCGCGAATGGTAACGGTACTCGTCGCAGCGCCACTCAACTTAGACAACAGCGCAGAAGCAAAGCCGCGCAGCATCTGGCGCATGGTGCGCGTGCCCTCCACCGCCTCATCCAGAATATCATCAACACCCGTCGCAGAAAGGCGGTACCCAGTTTTATCTGCAACCGCAAGCGCGTTCGCATCAACCTGATTGGCGACTGTGAATACTAACTGGTCAGTCTTGACCTTGATTGCGCCTACTTCGGTATCAATGAAGCCCAAGATTGAAGCAACCTCGGTATCAACGAAGTCATCAATGGTGTCGACACTTGTCTGTGATGCGCGGCTGCTGATGGCCGCATTTACGTTATCGACAAGCAGTTTACCGATTGACCCAACCGTGGTAAGCGCCGAGGTAAGGGCATCCCAAATTGCCTGCACTCCTGCGGATGAGAGTGAATAGCCGCTCTTGTCGCTGTTAGTGCCTACAGTAACCGAGAAGCCAAACGCAGTCAGGGTGCGCGTCGCGACAGTCCATACGGCGTCGAAGGCGCCAGCGGCGAACTTTGCTGCGGTAAGGACCCCATTCGCAATTGACAGCGTGTTCGCATCAACCTGGTTAGCGGTTGTAAAGGTTAGCTGGTCAGTCTTGGCTTTGATTGCTGATACTTCGGTATCGACCGCGGCCAGGATTGCAGCAACCTCGGTATCAACGAAGTCATCAACCGCATCCACACTGGTTTGGGTGGCGCGGCTACTGATTGTCGCATTGACGTTATCTACCAGTAATTTACCAATGCTACCAACTGTCGTCAACGCGGAGGTGAGCGCATCCCAAATCGCCTGCACACCCGCAGAGGAAAGGGTGTAGCCGCTCTTGTCGCTATTCGTTCCAACCGTCACAGAGAATCCAAACGCAGTTAGCGTCCGGGTTGCCACAGTCCACACGGCGTCGAAGGCCCCCGCAGCAAATTTGGCCGCGGTAAGGACCCCATCCGCTATTGATAGCGTGCTGGCGTCAATCTGGTTGGCAACCGTAAACGTCAGCTGGTCAGTCTTGGCTTTGATTGCTGATACTTCGGTATCCACGAAGTCATCAACCGCATCGACACTCGTTTGCGTAGCGCGGCTACTGATGGTCGCGTCAACGCGAGACAGCCCAAGCCCAGCGGCGTCCTGAACGTCGATGGCAACCAGCGGGATTTCCATCACGACCGGCGCCATGTTAGTTGCTCCCTTTAATACCAGGACCACACTATCGACGCCCGAAGCAACAATCGCGTCGGACAAATCCAATCGATACACGCCAGGCATATTCGCAGAACTAACCTCGACAAAACCACCGTCGCTATGCGCACCAGTAACCGTTTGCGTAGCAAGCGTTAGCTGCGTCGCGCTGCCTAGCGGGCGCACGTAGTAACAGACGAGTCCGGCGGAATTGAAGACGAGCCCGGTTAATCCCGCGCCTGTAGTCACAGAGGAGTTTTGGATGAATATGTAGACCGTTTGGTCTACTGACCCAGCCTTGACTAGATTCTTTTTCATCCGCGCATTCCTCCTGCCATACCGGGATGTACCAATAGACCGCCTGCACCGCCCGCCCCATCGTCTATACTTCTAATCCTAACCCCGGCTAACGCTATTTCTGTAGTGCTGGCGGTGAATGCTCCGGTTTGGTCCGCTCTAGTGCCTTTCTGCGTCTTTATCCCACCGGGCCAACACTTCTTAAAAGCTTCCACATTAAATGTTATCACGTGGATATTGACGTTGTTTGCGGTTGTTGGCCGTACAGCTACGGCGTACTTAGTGTCCTTGCTCAAAGTCCTCAAGGCAGTTAATGGACAAAACATAAAGTCAGCGGCACCGGAAAGTTGAGTAGTATCCCCATCGATTGTTATTGTCTCTATGACAGTAGGCGTACCCAGTGGATCGGAGTACAGGATTAGTTCAAAATCACCTCCAGCCGTATCCTCGCCTGCTCGTGCCCACAACGCGTCTACAGTTACCGGCCCAGGGACTTCAAAGATGCAACAGATTTCATCCGCCGCGCTATTCACATCAAAGGAAGTGTTAGTTGCTGATTGGTGCGCTGAACCATAATCCAAAAACCCCAGCGTACCATCATCAAACGTTACAGCAACGCAAGGGGCCCCTGTAACAGCAGTCCACACACCCCCCAGGAAATTCGACACAAAGGGCAGCATGTACGTGACATTGTTGTTGTTAGTTTTGTTGACGGTAACAGCATCAGCTCCATTCCTGACAGTGAGTTCAAAAACTATAGCGACCAAGTCGCCATGCGCGATGGTTTTCGTGCCAGTAGCCATCGCGGTGGAAACCCATGTAGCGTTAGCCAAACTATCTGTTCCCTGTACCAAATCCTTGTATACATCGAATGTGCCATCATCCCTACCAGGAGGGCCATTTACCAAATCGACATCAGCAATACCAACCCGCAAAGTGCTCCCAGCAGTTGCCCAGGTTACTCCCGAAGCCGTCCTCCAATCAATCTTACCGCCAGCGGACGAAATCGTCTTCGACCCAGGACCGCCTTCTAAGTACATCCTGCCGATGAAAACTGCCTTCTCACCGACCGCATCTAAATTCCCAGATGAAGTCTGGCCATACCCGTTATACATTATCAATGGGTAATGTAGCCCAGAAATTCCACCAAACGCAGCCGCAGTCATGCGCTCACCGTTGTCACAGTAATCCCTGCGAGTAAAGCCGCGCGCATCTGTGCCCTAGTTTTGCCGGATGAATGTAATTTGAGCAGCACCTTAATTGCAGCTTCAATATCTGAGGGGGTTACAGGCTCCAACATCTCGTCAATCGAGGTACGAATAGTTGTGGACCTATCGCCTGAGACTGCAAGGGTAACATGGTTGTTTGCGGGGCATACTTGTGTACGCGTGATGGTGATGGTGGCCATCTCTCAACGTCTTTCAACTGCAATGAATTGCGTTTTGAATTTCGCATTTAAACCATTGCCGACCGCGGTGACCTCTGCGACGTATTTCTTCCCCACAACTAAAGAAAGAGTTTCCTCCAACGTCACTCGGTAATTCCCATTACTGGCGGCGACATACTGTAACGTCACAGGCCAACTCTGCCCGCTCACATCCGCGCCAGTTTCATCCTTTAATCGCCCCGTCACAACGGCATCATTCACGTATGCCCCTGTTGCTTCATTCTTCAAACCGTTCAACTGAAGCAGGTTATCGTTCTCTATGTAAATCACTTTGTGTGGCATATATTTTAAGTATACTGCTAAACTTCTCGCCGCCAAATTATTGGCATCCCAGTCTCCACCCCGCGCACCGCCATGTACCCTAACAACACACTACCATTAACCCATAGCGTCGCGCCAATCAATGTCACCACCGCACCCTCCGACATCACCCCCAACCCCAATAGCGCAAACGGCAACAGCGAACAAATCGTCAAGCTCACAGCCGCCAACCGCACAATCGTGTTCCGCACTCGGTACAACTTCGGATCATCACTCATCATCATCTCCTGCCTTCGGCCTATCGTTATCCCCCCAATAGTGACCCCCTCGTCGAAACCACTTCCCGCCAATTCGCTCCGCTTCCTCCAGCGTCTTAAAGTACCAAGACGCTTCCCACCCCCACCCTTTAGGCAGGTCAGAAGGTGGCTCTTCTTTTTCCTTACTCACTTCAAATCACTCCGCGCGTCTCATAAATGTTCTCAGCTTCACCTGACAACATCACACAACGCAGCGCCACCAACAACGCAACAACCCCGTCAATCTTTGCCGCATCACTTTCCTTGCGCGGATAAATGTTACCCTTCACATCTTCCTTTGCGGACACATTACCCGCCATCCATGCTAACACCGGGTCGCCGTCATGATGAAATCGCCCAGAGAGGATCGCAGCCTCCAACTCTTTCATCGGCTCGCTAAAGTTTAGCGTAGATGGGCGAATTTCAATAGTAGTTAAGCCTGCCCCCTGCAGGTTATTCACCAAGTGCGTCGCCTGTGCCGGATCATACCCCACCTCCGCCAACTCATACCGCTCCGCATCCTCCAACACGTGTTGCTCGATAACGCGAAAGTCTATCACTTCGCCCGGCGACAAATTCAGCAACCCATCCGCTTCTGCCCACATCGCATAATTCTCATTATCCTCCACCCGCGCCTCCGGCAAATAATAACTCATCCGCACCCAATAGTGTCGCGCCCCATCCACATCTCGCCAGAACAACAGCGCCTTTGCCGCAATGTCGATCTTGCTCGCCAAGTCCAGCCCTATCTTCGCAGGTTCCCCCTCCCACTCCGACCAATCAACCGCTTCCCGGCACCGTTCCCATGCCGCCAAATTGAGCCAGGCGAACGATGCCCCCACCCACACATCGAGGTGTTTCGTGAGGAACTTATTCCTTGCGCTCTTAATGCGCTGTGCGACGATGGACTTGCGCTTAAGGTCATCCAGCATCACCGACACCCCCAAATTCGGATTCGCCTTCCCCCAAACCCGCGGGTCAAACGGATCATCCTCCTTGTCGATGGTGTAGATGATGCCGAAAAAGGTATCATCCTCCACCGCATCTCCCTTCGGCTCTGGGCAAAGTTCGGGATGCTGATAGAGAGTTGCGTTCAGAACCCGCTTAGTGTATTGGTGGACCTCGTAACAAATTCCGCTCGCGGAAACTCCCGCAGTAGTAATCGACCAAATCAACGGCTGTCCGCGACTTCCTGTCCCCGTATCCATCACATCATACACCTGCCGCGTCTTGTGCGCGTGCAACTCATCAATCAGCCCGCAGGAGATATTGAGCCCATCCAACGTGTGCGCATCCGACGATAGCGGCTCGAAGCGTCCGCCTTCGCGTGGGGTGATGAGATGATGGGTATAGGGGATAAGGGCAAATCGCTCGCGTAAACCGCTGTCCAATTCGGCCATTTGCCTTGCGATATTGAAAACAATCTTGGCTTGACCGCGAGTAGTAGCGGCGCTGTAGACCTCCGCGCCAATCTCGCCGTCCGCCGTTAGCATATACAATCCTATGCCAGCGAGCTTTGTGGTCTTCGCGTTCTTTCGCGGTATTTCCTCATAGACAACAATGAAGCGGCGAAAGTTATTTTCCTTCCGCAACCATCCAAACACGCACATGATGATGAAGACTTGCCAGGGCCCTAGCACCAGGTGCTCGCGATTACGCGCCCAAATGCCCTTAACATGGCGTAACCGCTCAATATACGCGCACACCCTCGCTCCCGCAACCGGCTCAAAGTAAAAGGGATAGTCCTTGTCGCGCTGCGCTCGCGTTAAATCATCCAGATGCCGCGCGCACGCCGCCTTCACCCAAACGCAAGTTGCCAGCTTTCGGCTGACGACATCGCGTGCATACTTAAGTGCTATTGCGGCATAATCTCTCATGGCGCCTTCCACTGATACACAATCTTGGGCAAGTTATTGAGCGGATGACGGATGATGCGGCGCTGCGCCTTACCTTCCGCTCTTAACTTCGCCAGCAACTTCAAAGCGCAACTAGAAGTAACGCCCGCGCGTAACGCCACTGTGGCTGTGCTCTCAAACTGCGGCCTCAATGCGGCCAATACTTCATTCCTTGCACCCCTCATTTGTAATCCCCCCAAGCTCCAAGTTCCTCCGCAGACTCCGCCTTTGTCTTAATGCGCGGAACTCCGACATCTGTGGCGCCCGCTTCGGCGGCGGCCTTGTTAAGTTTTTTGGCTCGCTCGCGTCGATTGTGGGGGGTGTGCCCGAACTCCCGCAACATATCGCGCACTGCTCGCCGCTCAAGTTCCAGCATCGTGTACATCCTATCGCTCACTTCCTTACCGGCACGAAGAAGGTGCTTGATGTTACGCTCTAGGAGGGCAACATTTGTAACTGCCTCACAGTAACTTGCCACCATCTGCGCATCAACCTTGCTCACCCACCCACGCTTCACCAACTCAGGCACTGCCCGCTTCCACTCAGCAAGCGCCTCTGGCGATATGGTCTTTGGAGGTATTGGAACATCAGCGAGGAACTCCTTAATTGATTCACTTGCCTCCGCTGCCTCCACAGCAGCCTTTTCCACTCTCAATGATTTTGGCTTTACCTTTGGCCCACGTAGTCCCATAAGTGACTCCTTCCAAGTTTAAGTATCAAAATTTTTGCTCGAC